AAAATAGAATTAAAAAATTCTCCTAAAATTTTTGTTAAAGGAGGTCCTCATGCATCAAGTAGGTCAGGCACATGCCATGCTAGGCTTAAGAGTAAAACTATAACAGTTGATAAAGCTTCTGATGCTTTTTGTTTACTTTATGAGAAAGCACAAACTATAGATCCTGAAACTAAAAAAGATAATGGCCAGCTAGAAAAAAGAAGAAAATTTTCAAGAGCAATATTTAATAATTTGACACTATTCCCAGGAAGTTAATATGCCTTCAGTAAATAAAAAAAATACAACATCAGTAAAAATACAATTACAAGCAGGACAGAAGCTTCTTAAAGTAACTGAGGTTCAAATAAAGAGAACAGAAAGCAATTTTGCTTTTAGTCCTGTTGATCCTAGCCAATATGTAATTGATCCAACTGGTAAATCTGTTACTCTTAAGCAGCAAAAACAAGTTGCTGAAATGAAAGTAATTTATGAAGTTGATACTGATCCAGAAAAATTTCAAGAAACAAATCCTGAAGCTTTTGCAGTATATCAAAAAATTAAAAATGCTGTTGAACCAGATATGAGAGCCACTGCTGAAAAAGTAAAAGTATCAAAGGTGCTTGAAGAAGGTGCACCTCATGATTCAGTAAATCAAGTAATTGGAGATATGCAATCAATTATGTCAGGTGGAAAACCTAATTTCTTACTTTCAAAAAGAGCTAAGCTTGTTAAGTTAACTCCTGAAGCAGGTGGTGGACTTAATTCAAAGAATACTGAAAATGTAAATGAATTAACTAAGCTCTTTGGTACAAGTGTTGGCACAAAATCTGCATTAAATGAAATATTTACTGATGGTTCTCCCGGTGCAGCATTAGGTACATTTAAAAATAAATTTCCTATCTTAAAAAGAAAGCCAAAACTTTTAAAACAACTAACTGAAAAAGTAAAACCTCAGAAAGATAACTTAAGTGAAAAAGTTTTTGGTAAGCTAGGTGATACACTTGAAAATTTAAATGAAGGAAATTCTTCAATAAGTCAAGTTACTAAACAAGTAAAACAAACACATAAAAATCAATTAAGTCAAAAAAATAATGTAGCTGCAAATTTAAATCCTAAAGGAATATTAAGTTCAGCATCAAGAAGCGGTCAAAATGTTATGGGTCAAGATGTTGCAGGATTCAAAGGTTTATTTGATAAATTAAAATCAGGTAACATATTTGGCCAAATTAAATCCATTGCTTCAGGCGTAACTGCAAAATTAGCAGATGGAAAGCTTCCTCCTAATATAATTGAAGGAACAGATGATTTAGGTATACAATCACTTGACACAAATTTATCTGAAGTGATTGCAAACTCAGGTATAGTAGCAACATCTCCTAATGACACTTCAGTAAGATCAGAGGCTGTAAATAACTCATCTTTTGCGAGTGGATCTGGATTTACTGGATTTACAACAAGTGACTCATATGAATTTAAAATAATAGGTTTAAAACAATTTCGAAAAGATTTAGCCGGTGCCGAAAGAATGAAGACATCGAGTGGTGATAAAGAAATTAGAGGAATGGTTGTATCAAATACGGATCCATTATGGGGTGGACTTAATACTTCAGTACCACTTGATGCTAAAGAATTACATAACATTTCAAAGCAAGTTGCATTGGAAACTGTAATAAAAGAGGTAAATCCACATAATCTTTTAACTAAATTTGAAGCAAAAAAGAAAGCTGAAGAAACAGTAAGAAAAGGCAAAGAGTTTGGTATACAAGCTCACTATGTAATATTAACGAATGGAAGTTTACAACGAGGTAGACCCATTGATGAAATAAGAAGTAGTAGGTTTGCAGTAAGAACAAAAAGCGCATTTGAAGTTTTAATTGTGGCATCATCCGATAATCCTCCAAATCCATCTCAGCTTAAAACATTAGAAGAAGTAATAAAAATATTTTATTCATTAGTTGATGGAGGCGATTTAAGTTCTATGAGTGAGGTTGAAGGTTTAGGAATTGAATTTATAAATTTGCAAACTTATAGAGATAAATTTGGAAAAACAAGTGATACTAATTTAAATGAAGATGAGTTACCATCGAAGCTTGAAAAAGTTTTAACAAAACCAACTGATATTGCAAAGACTAGTAAAACTAAAAAGAATCAAGAAATAACTATAGGCCAAATTACTAAAAAGTTTGAAAGAATCAATGAGGTAGATGGTACAGAAATACTAGAAGACATTGATAGTAAACTTGATGAATTTAGTAAAATTGCAGATGGAATAAGTGGAAATTATAATACTAAATTGTCACAAGCTGAAAACGCAAAGCACTTAAACTTTGGTGATAAATTTAGGTCAGGTCTTGAGGCTGATATAAAAAAGACAGATGCTTTTTTAGATAAACAAACTGGTACTTTAGATAATTTAATTAAGAATTTTAAGTTGGATGGATCTGGTGCAAAAAAATTGGGGAAGGCTTTTAAAAGATGACGAGATTATTTTTAGATTTAGAAAGACTTTTGCCTAAAGAGATATTAAACAAATACTCTCAAGAAGATAAAGGCAGTAAAACTATTGAAGGTGATTTTCCAAAAAAAGATTACTTATTTAAATCAAATCTAAATAATATTGCAACTGAAAGCAGAATTGATACAGTTGACATTGGTGGAAGTGTACCAGATATGGATTTGGAAATACCTGATGCTCAACCTTCTGAATATACCAATGTTACTGTTACTGAAACAAAATCCGGTCATCTAATAGTTTATGATGATACGGCTGGTGCTGAGAGAATTATGATTCGTCATAGACTTGGATCAGGTATTGAAATGAGACAAGATGGAACAGTAATTTATAGTTCCGTTAAAAATACAGTTAGAGTAACAGCTGAAGATGAAAAAGTAATTGTTGATGGTGATGGTGAATTACAATATAATGGAAATTTAAAATTAAAAGTTGCAGGTGATTTTGATTTGGAAGTAGGTGGAGACTTTAATGTTAATGTTGAAGGAGACTATGAGCAAAAAGTTAAACGTGGCTATATTCAAGACATTGTTGGAAATAAAGAATTAAATATAACTGGTGATAAGAGTGAAACTATAGTAGGTCATAACAATACAATGATTCTACAGCAAAGTATAACAAATATAAAAGGAAATAACTTTTTAAATGTTGGTGGTCAAATGACGCAACATACTGGTGACACACTAATTATGACAGCAGAACATGAAGTAGTTCTATCAACATTAAATGCAAATATTTCAGCTTCAAGTTTAACAGTAATGGGTGATAGTGGAACCATTGGAGGAAATAATATGGTTTACTATGGACATACTGCACATATACCAAGAGTTAATGCAACATCTGTTCATGCTTCGCAGGGTGTTATAGCTACTGTAGGAATGACAGCACCAACATTCAATGGAAATCTATCAGGTAATGCAAATACTGCCGGCACAGCAGGTTCAATTGGTGCTGGTAGTGCACAAGGCCCTGTAACAATTACAAGTGCTGCAGATTCTAATACCGTTCCGCCGACTACCTCAATAATAAATAATGCTTTAAATTTTTCTCCTAAAGGTATAAGAAGAATATCAATTGATGAAGAAAACTTTATTAAAAATAAAATTGACAAAAGCGAAAATTATGGAGGTGTTTCAAAAACTGACCTCACTACAAAAGAAGTTAGATCAAAGTTACGTGATCCTAATAATATAAATAATGAAAAATTTGTTGGTGCCATATTAGCAGAAGGTTTAGTTTCACCTGCATTTACTACCATAGGTCCTCAAGAGACTGGAAGAATATCTGGTAAGAAAACTGATATTGATATTGATGATGGAGAAATATTCACATGAGCACACCAAAATTTCAAACTGATTTATTTCCAGATCCAAAGTTTAATCCAGTATTTCAAGAAGATATTACTAGTAGAACCAGACTTGCACCCGGCATCACTATGGGCACTTTCTTAGGAGGTCATGGTGATCCTGTAACATTAACACATATTGAATCCGATGATGAAAAATTAAGATTAGCAAAACAATATGTATTACATGCTCAATATATGAAACTTGTTAGAGGCCTTGATCAATTTTTGGACTACCGTATACAAGTTGTTGAATCTCTATATAGGTCAGAATCGAGCGAAATACTTGATGCATCAGATGGAATAAATTACTTAATGCAAAGAGGAAGAGCTGTAGCATATGAACTTATTGATATTAACGGAGATTTAGCTCTTGAGAAAACATTTGATCTAGCTGTTTTTACAAAGAATAATATAAACTTTGATAAGTTAATATTAGATTATGATAGTTACAATCCTGATGAGACAATTAATGCACAAATTATATTAGTAATGCCTGAAATAGTAACTCCATGGTCTGCAATATTTAATAATGAATTGGAAACAAGATTTAATAACTTTGTTCAAAGTACAAATGAATTAGTTGAAGTCATTCAACCAACAGAAGATATAACAAATCTTGTATAAATAAGGTAATAAGGAATAAATATGCCAACTAGAGCTTTTTCAATTGAAGATGGAAATCTTGGTGTTAAGACCATTATATCAAGTCAGAATAGAACATTTTCTGATATTGATTTGACATTTGCAAAAAAAGCTAGTGGAGATGTTTTTAAAAAGAATTCTGCTGCCGCAGTAAAGCAGGCTGTAAAAAATTTACTTTTAACTAATTTTTCTGAAAAGCCTTTTTTAGAAAGGTTTGGTGGAGACTTAAACGCTTTACTTTTTAGATTAAGTACAGAAGTTGATGATGCTAACTTGGAAGATAAAATTAAAAGAAGTCTTGAGCTTTTTGAGCCAAGAGCAAAAGTATTAAATATTAATTCGATTATAAGTGCAGATAATCATGAAGTTAAAGTAACAGTAACATTTCAAGTAATAACAACTCAAGAAGTTGTTGACGTCGATGTATCATTAACGAGGTTAAGATAATGGCAACAAGTATACAATCAACAAATTTAGATTTTGATAGAATAAAAAATTCATTAAAGAGTTATTTAAAATCTAAAAGTGAATTTAGTGATTATGATTTTGAAGCTTCAGGTTTAAGTAATATACTCGATGTATTAGCTTATAATACACATTTTAACGGTTTAATATCTAACTTTGCTCTTAATGAAGCCTTTTTAAATACAGCACAATTGAGAAGTTCTATAGTCTCACATGCAGAGTCATTAGGATATATTCCTCGTTCTTATTCATCATCACAAGCAGATTTAAATTTAACATTAACAAACACTGCTACAAATAGACCAACCACAATAACAATTCCAAGAAATACAAAATTTAACACTTCAGTAAATGATGTTTCATATGTATTTCAAACACGTCAAGCTTTTACAGCCACTGATAATGGATCTGGTTTATATACATTTTTAAATAATACTGGAGGAACAGGCATACCGACATTTGAAGGTACAGAAAAAACAAAAACTTTCTTTGTTGGAGAAAAAAACGATGTTCAAATTTATGTTATTCCTGATGTTACTATGGATATTAACACAATAAGAGTAAGAGTGTTCGATACTGTTGGAGGTACATCATTTAGTGAGTATACAAATATAAAAGATGCAATACAAATTAATGATACAACCAAATATTATCAAATAAAAGAAGTACCAAATGGATATTATGAACTTATCTTTGGTGATGGTGTTACAACAGGTATTGCTCCTGTTGCAGGTAATAAAATAGTAGTTGACTACTTATCAACTGTTGGAACAGAAGCAAATGGTGCTTCAACATTTACTGCAGCATCACAGGTAGAAATAAATGGTGTTAATTTTACATTAAGTGCAACCGCAGAAGCCGCATCTGCAGGTGGAGCTTTTAAAGAATCAATTGAATCAATAAGACAAAATGCTCCAATTGCTTTTGCATCTCAAAGAAGGATGGTTACTGCAGAAGATTATAAAGCACAAATTAATTCAAATTATGGTGCTTACCTTGATGACGTCTTAGCTTATGGTGGTGCTGATAACAATCCTCCTATTTATGGAAGAGTTTATGTTGCATTAAAATTTAAAGATAGTATTTCAATTGATACTCAGCAAACTGTGAAAGATGCAATAAAAACAAATCTTACTGATAATCTCTCGATTATGTCAATAGAAACAGTTTTTTTAGAGCCAGTTACTACCTTTTTAGAATTAACAACTACATTTAACTTTGATCCGGATCTTTCAAATCAAACACAAGGTGCTATACAGAACTCAGTTCAAAATACAATTAATAATTTTTTTACAACTAACTTAAATAAATTTAACAAAGTATTTAGGCGATCAATATTACTTAATTCAATTGATACACTAGATGAGTCAATATTAAATTCAAGAATTGCAATTAAAATGCAACAAAGATTTACACCAACTTTAAATCTTGCATTACAATATGATATTAATTTTCCTACAACAATAGCAGCACCTGATGATGTCAATGTTAGGATTAACTCATCAAAATTTACATTTAATGGAAAGGCATGTACATTTTTAAATGCATTAAATTCAACAAAGATTCAAATTGTATCAATAGAAGGCGACACTGAAGTTGATAATGCAGGATCATATAATCCAGCAACTGGTACTGTTTCATTGACAGGTTTTAAACCTACTGCTATAGAAGGTACTGAAATTAAAGTTAGTGTTACTCCAGCGAATGAGAGTACAATTAGACCACTAAGAAATTTTATACTGAATATTGATCAGTCACTATCAACATCAAATGCAGTATTAGATTTCCAAAACACAGCAAGTAGCATATAATGACAGTAAATTATCATTTTAGACGAAGAAATAAAGATTTTAAAGTAAGGAAAGTACGTGAGTCTTTACCAGAATATTTTACTGAAAGTTATCCTAAATTAGTATCATTTTTAGAAGAATACTATAATTTTTTAGATTCAGATGGTCAACATGGTTTTTCTGAAAATATTAAAAAATCATTTACATTTAAAGATATACATGAAACTGAATCTACAAACTTAAACAATTATGTATCAATGGTTGGAGCCGGTTTAAAAACTGGTGAGGGATTTACTGATAGTAGATATGCACTTACTAGGCTCGCTGAATTATTAAGATCTAAAGGATCAAAATTTTCTATACAAGAGTTTTTTAGGTTATTTTTTCAAACAGAAGCTGAAGTTGAATATCCTAAGGAACAAATATTTAGAGTGTTTAGTCCTGATTCTGATGTACCAGTATCTTTAATAGGAACTGAATCACTTAAAGTTTTACAAAACAATGAATTATATCAAATATTTTCACTACTTATTAAAGTAGGTCTTGATACATCAAGGTGGACAGAATTATATAAAAAATTTATACACCCGGCCGGTTTCTTTTTTCAAGGTCAAGTTACATTAACAGAAGAAGCAGATATGGGCATCGGTGCAATGCCTTTATCAATACCAGATTCTGCTGTTGGACCATCTGTAATATCAGAAGCTGCCTTAGGATTAAATGTACCATTTACGCAATTTACCGTGTTAATTGATTCGGCTGGAAGAGAAGTTCGAAGCGACTTATCACAACTAATAAGTACATATCAAACACTTTCAGCAACTGATATAAATAAATTTTATTCGAGTGTTGCACAAATAATAACTCCAAACTCATTTACTTTTGATGATAGTAACATTAGAGATAGTGCATTAAATGCAACACCAGACTTCTCATTGTCAACTGAAACAATGGATAATGAAATGTTTACAAGATATACAAGTGACTCATCTTTTTAGTATAAATAGAACTATTATTAGGATTTAGAATGACTAGACAAAATATTAATATAGGCTCAGCAGCAAACGATGGAACTGGCGATACTTTAAGAACCGCCGGTACTAAAATAAATCAAAACTTCCAAGAAATTTACACACAACTTGGAGGCGATAGTAGTACATTAACAACAAGAGTAAACTTGATCGACTCTGCCGTTGTATTTGAGGGAGTAACCGCAGATTCATTTGAAACAAAGTTAATTGCAACTGATCCAACTGCTGACAGAGTCATATCTTTACCTAATGCCACAGGTGCTATTGTTCTTGATACTGCAACTCAAACATTATCAAATAAAACTTTAACTACACCAGTAATAACAGCTATATCAAATAGTGGAACAATTAATGTGCCTAGTGGAGCTGGAACTCTTGCAACAATTGCTGGTAGTCAAACACTTACTAATAAGACATTAACATCACCTACAATTAATACGCCAATTATTGGAACATCTTTAAATGATGCTAATGGTAATGAATTTATAAAATTTACAACAACTGGAAGTGCAGTAAACGAATTGACAATAGCAAATGGTGCATCAACAACTGGACCTACGCTATCAGCCACTGGTGGTGGTGCAAACCTTAATATAATAATGACACCAAAAGGTACGGGTTCAGTTGAGTTAAATAAAGCAGCTTTTAGTTCTTCTACTATTACTGCTAACGGTGCAGCAAGTACATCTGCAACTTTAATTATAGGTAATAAAGGTTCACAACT